ACCTCTCTCCCGTTACCCCGATCGAGAGGCTTGGAGTCGTCTCTATCGGCACATGCAAAACTGATTTAAAACCAGTTTTTAGAAACATTCATGCAGTGAGTCACGCCCGCCGTCTGGTAGTGATCAAACTTACTGCATGTCTAGTTCAGACGGCCTCACCGGCATTGATGCTATCGACCTCGGAAAAGGATACCTCATATCAATGCCCGGTCAAGATGATAAATGCGTCCTCGAGGCGCTTGCTCTAACTGCTTACCACGACGGAATGTAGGAAGAAGATCCAGCTCAAATCGTGAGATATCTCGAATCATTCGCTTAGTGAATGGGCTATGACGCTGTCAATGGATATTCAGCCACCGAATCCTGAACTCTTTCAGCACTAATCCACTCCCACACTGGAACAAATCCCATTGTCCATTCTGTGGACGCTCTACACGCATACGTGGATGAAAGAATCTAACGAGAACTCCCCGTCCCCCCAGTCATCGTCAACCTTGTCTTCGAAAATGGAGCTGGTCACGCCCACATCTTCATTCCTAAACACTCAAAGAAGCTTCACCTCCCCACCTCTTAAGTTCTTTTTGATCTTATTGTTGAAGATTCTACTCAACATCAATATAGACATTTCCTCCCATGCAATAACAGATGTCCAATTTGCTCTGTTGAGAACGCCTCCGATGCTGACGAAGAACACACACCCTCCCCGACAAGAACTCCCGCTCTTGAGACTATCAAACCAAAAGGTCAAGGGCTATCAAGAAGGAAAATGCTTAAACGACATTGCATCAAATCCGGAATCGAGGAATGGTGGAACCAAAACAGAAAAGTCTGTGAGATGCTACAAATCCCTGAATTCAACAATAAAGGAGAGCAAAGAAGAATCACAACCCACGAATTGAAGTTGATCAAGGAGGTGTATCGTGAGTTGAGAGCCGGAAATCCCAATAAGAAAGTTTTCGAGAAACGAGTCAAATCTGCTCAAAGAGATCCAACCGGCGACTCAATGGACAAATTGCAGAGAATCTCAAAGAAATATCAAAAGAGACTCCAGTTCGATCCTCGTCTTATCAAACGAGCAAATATTAAAGCATGAAACAATCTCATCTCCATGCTCTTAAAACTTCCCGATGCTCCCATAGATATTGATGAGAAATGGTACAATCTCTATGGGCTACTCTCTTTTGCCCACTCCTACCCGAAGCGAGTCAACTTCCCTCCATTTGCTTATGACACACCTGTCTGCCCTACAGAACTCCGAGAACAGCTTTCAGCCAAGTACTGATACTTGGATCCAAGATTAATCCCTGTAGGAACGTCAAATATTCAAGTAAGACAATACGTCGAAAAGACAGGAGTCGAGAAACTTACTCATATCAATGTATTTGCGGCTCACCATTAGCAAAGGGTAGAACTCCCGTAGATTCCAGCTGAATTGAGGCTCGCTGCCATAAAGAAGAACTAGGAGCGACTCCACCTCCATGAATTCCCAAGAGCCTACTCTCCAGACATCATCCCCAATGCTGAAGTTCACCAAACTCCCCCTGCCAAATTTGGATCGAATAAGAGTAGAGGATGCAATATTAAAAACGAAGATCTTTTCGACTTGTATAACACTCGACCTCTTCCTATACTGCAAGAAGCTCCTCAGCACAAGGCCAAATTCACAGGATAAAACGGAGTCTTGAAAGCTCAGACCGCATCAGCTGTTTCCCCCATTCTTGCCAAGGTCTTGACTACTCTCGGTATCATTTACAGCGCTGCTGAGCATACTCTGATGGGATCGAGCTCTGGAGGACATGATGCTCTCAGGTCCGTGGCCGACAAACTCACTGCCAGGATGTACAATGAGATTAAATAGATTCCACCTCTCCTCATTGATGTTGGCTCAAAGTTCAGAGTCTTCAATAATCTCTGCAACCTTAAGGAATGGACAAATGACATCTCTTAGGACTACCAATAAAATCCTGCTTAGTACCAGAACATCTTTGACGCTCGCGGACAGATCCCAGAAGGCTTCTTTACTCCAACCATGCCCGTTCAGATTCTTTCTTAGATGTTCACATTCATTCGTGAAGCATATACTCTTGACATTCCTGTTAGACTTGCAATAAGACCTTGTTCGTCTGTCTATGATTGAAATTACTGGGAAAATTCAGTCCCCTATTGTCAAAATCTTCAAGAAGCTTATCTCTTCATCGCCTTCCAAGGAACTATTCAAGAGTTTTGTGCAGCATATGATGCATGTTTCGCCGCAGGTGCCC